TTCCAGCTTCCCTTCATTTGCTCTACAGCAGTTTGCTCCCACTTAACCTTACCGGCAATTTGATCTTCTTTAAGTTTAGTAGCGGCCTTAATTTCCGTAACTTTTAATTCTGCTTTTGCTTTTTTGGTCTCGACGAAACCACGGACCGTATCCGCGGCAACGCCGAGTAGGGGTTTTGCTAGAAGTTGCCAGACCATAGTCTAGGCGCCTCCCCCAATAGAACTAATAATCAAAATAACAGCTATAGCTACTATACCCGCCTTAATCCAGTCCTTCATTTTCCAATCAGACCACTCTTTTAAGTGTTCCCATAGATCTTTTAATAAATTCATATAACCTCCTAGTTAATGAACAGTTAAATCGAACTCAGGTTCGAATTCAACGGTTTTTTGTAGCTCATGTTCACAATTTTTGCAATCACAACTCGTACAACTACCTCCATTCGAACAATGACATCCATGTTCACAATGAATGCAAGTATTATCCGAAGAATTTGTTTCCTTGAGTAGCAGCACCAGCACCTTTTACCGTCATATTTGGTTTTTTGACGTTAGTATCAACATCCATGCCATCTACAGACTCACCTGTTTGCATTTTAAACTCACCACCGTCTTCATAGGCCATTGGCATCATGCCACCACCCATATATTTTCTTTTTTTCTTTTTATTTTTGTCTTTTTTCATAATACCTCTCAATGAAAAGTTGGTTTAGTATATCTGATGAGTGTAACATCCGCAACTTGGTTTTCAAATGCTTTGTTTGCTACATCCTCTGATATAGAATTTTCTAAATACACTGCTTTTACAACAGTGAGCATTGCAGAAGCCATAATTAACTTATCTTCTGGTTTTCTTGCGTTATCTTCAACATAACTAGCAAACTCTTTTATGTGAGCTTGTAAAAATTGTTCTGTTTCGGTCATTGTTTTTTAATATTTGCCAAATTTATTTGATTGTTCATCCTAGCTTGCGCTATTTTTGCGTTTTGTTCAAGCTTTGCTTGATCAATTTCAGTTTTTTGAGCTAATTTTGCTGCATTTAGCTGTGCATCTGACTGATCAGCGGCTGCTTTTCTTGCATTGTCCTGCTCTTTTATCAATAATTCTTGTTTTTTGAGCTCTACAAGTGGATCTTGACCTTGACCTTCGAGGTATTCTTGCTCTTCTGCCACCATGTTCTCAGTTAATTCAGCTTGTTTGTCTGCAATTTCTGCTTCCATCTTGTTTTGTAGCTGTTGCATTATTTCAGGTGGTACCTGTTGACCAAATTGTTGTGCTAATTCTTCTAATGTTTGTTTATTTTCTTCCATAACAAGTTGTCTAGCTAAGAAACTTATGTGTTGTGATATGTGAGATTGTAAAGAAGCCATTGCAAGAACACTAGTTCTAACTAAAGTTGATGACATATAAGCTCTATGAGTTCTTATGTGAGCTGCATGATCTTGTTCTGGAAATGCTTGTAATTCTTTTGCTTTTAATGCGTTAGAATTTTCCATTGAAGGATCCATCGGCATTGGTTTTGGTGGTGGATTTAATATAGCTTGTATGTTTTGCACCCCAAGAGCTTGATACATTCTTCTATAAGCCTCATACACGTTATGAATTTGAGGATTAGTTTGAGATAATTGTAATTGAGCTTGTGCTAGTTGTATACGTTGAGACATAGAGAATATGTTTGGATCGGATACTGGTATAATATCTACTCTATCATCAAAATCAGTTTGCTTAATCATTCTGTTACCACCAACAACATTGTATGGATATTCAGGCGGTAGATAAGTTTGGAAAACTTTTGCTAATAATTTAAATTCTATTTTTTGTGCATAATGACATCTCTTATGAATAGCACTCATTACCTTTGTGCCTTGTTCAATCATAGCCATAGTTGTGCCTACAGGATTAGATTGATTAGAATCAGCTATCTTTGCATCAGCAACTGCTGCAAATCTTTTACCTGCATCAACACAAAAACCTAAAAGTAAGAATAAAGTTTGACTTGGCTCTTTGTAAGGTAGTGGTAGTAATCCTTGTCTTAGATCACCAGAGGGTGCATCTACATCCCTGAATTCTCCTGGTTGGATTGGGTTATCATCGTCTGCAACTCGCAACCCTCTCGCTTTAAATCCTGCAGGGAGATTGGACAACGTACCTGCATCAATGAGTTGACGGAGAGCGGACGTAGCTGTCCTGGAGAGACCCCCGAGCATGTGTATAAGACCAAAGCCATAAAAACCAAGGCCAGGAAGAAACTTATAGTGGACAAAATATTGTATCTTTTTTCTAAGCGGATCATTCTCTCTGTAGTTTCTGTATATAGATAATACTTTTCCCGATCCTTCATCAATTGTAACAACGTATGGAAGTCTTATACCTGTTGGTTCACCTGATTGTAAGTCTGTATCTTCAAAACCTGGTATGTCTAAATCACAATGAACTTCAAACAAAGTATATTCATTATCATCTTCTTCACCATAACTTGATGCACTTATTCCTTCAGCATCTCTGTAAGCATCTTGAACATCATCGTTATTCATTACTGATGGTCTGATTTCTACATCTCTGTAAAAACCACCTACTTGACTTTTTCTTATATCATTAAAGTTTTGTTTTACTACATGTGTAACTCTAGGACTAGAAGCCAAATCAGTTGCGTAGAAAGGAACTATTAAATCTTCTACTGGAACAAAAGAAGCTCTGGCTCTTTGCTCTTGTCCATCATAATAAATTTTTTTAAAAGCTGATCCTGCTAAACCTAAATTAAATAAAAGCTGATCCATCTCCGGATCGTACTCTTCCATAACATTTGTTATTTGATAATTCATGAACTCACGAACTCTTTGAGCTTGATCCTCGGTATTTAAATCAGTTACTCCTACTATGTTACATTTAACAGGACCACCAGGAGGAAGTAACTCTTTGTAAGCTTGTGCTTGAAACTGAGTAGCTGCCTCTGCAAGTAAAGGATGTGTTACACCACTTGCTCCCTGAAAAGGTCTAGCTCTTTCTTCATATTTAAATCCTAATAATTTTATTCCGTCTATGTATGATTTTTCCCAATCAGATCTAGAAGATTTATCACCCTCATACTCTGCTTTTAAATTGTCTGATATTTTGTTTAATTCATCTTCTTCTATAAATTCTGCTAAATTTGCTCCGTGTGGAATGTTGACAGGCTGTGGTTCCTCTGGCATCATTTCATTTGTTTGAACTTCTATTTCTATCTCTGGTTGTGCATTTTCATTAACAGGAATAGTTCCTGCCATGCTATCTACCTGTATAGCTTCGGGTTCATTTGGTAATTGTTTCTCTATTGCCATTACACTGCTACTCCTAGATCAATACTCGCTAATGCTGAGTATGGGTTTAATTTTGTTCTTCCACCTTCTTTATACTCTTGAAATCCAATTTTTGCTAGTTGATTTCTGTCAAATCCTTTTAAATTTCTTAAATCAATAAATACCTCTGGTTTGATGGCAACTTTATCTCCTGGAACATTACCATAGCTTGTCATTGGTTGCATGCCGTTTGTAGTTCCTTTGAAATCTCCTGAAGCTATTTCTGCCATAATTTCAGGATTATTAAATCCATATCTTTCCATCAAGTCCATATATCCTTGAGCAAATTTTTGTGCACCATCATCGCTTTTACTCCAAGAAAAAAATTGTTGTACATCATCACCATTTGTAACTGTAAATGATTCTCCATCTAAACCTAAAGCTTTTAATCTTTGTCCATATTCTTCCGCAAGTTCGTTAGCAGCTTGCGTTGCTTGTTTTCTATATATGTTGTTAAATGCGATTGATGTTCCTTGACTGTGAACTTGTCCTTCATAAATAACAACAGCCTCTGGACTTGGTATAGCTACAAAATCCATGTTACCCTCTATAGCTCTTTGTATTTGAGCTTTTAATATTTCTTTCATTGCATCTACCCTGTTGCTATGTGGTATGTCAGGAAGAACAGCATTATTTACATCACTATATTCAGAATCAATACGAGACATCTGTTGTGATATTTTATCGTAA